ACTTACTTGTCCATTCCGGACCAAGTTATAGGCTCACTAATTCTACAATGAAAATTCAATAATTTTTAAAAAGGGGTGCTCGGAAAATTAACTTCCGAAATGCTCGAAAAAGCACTTGCCAAAAACATGTACCTAGCTTTAATATTTCATCAACATCACAAAAAACACGATATTTAGCATCTTTATCATAACTAAAATCTCTATAATTTAATTTAGAAATATAAGGTTGAACATCACATTCAATAGTTTTAATAATAGATATTTCACCATCAACCCAAAGACCATTATCATCAAGATAACCACTATCAGTTATTATTTCAATTTCTTTATCATAGAACATATTATCCAACCACCCTCACACGACTCATAGGTAACGATTGAACTATCTCTTTCGGAATACCTCTCTCAAAAGTTTGTGACCTGCTACCTTGAGATTGTTGTATTACCCCCGCATTGTTTCTATTCTGATAATAATAAACTGCCAAATCAACTATTTGAGTTTGAAATTTAGTTTCACCCTCTACAAATTCTTCATCTGTCCAACACAGATAAGATTGAATAGACTTCTTAGCTTTATTTAAATGATGATTTAACACTGTGTCTTTACTTTTATCAGTAATATTTAATAAATCTTTCAATAACTCTAACATTTAATCACCTACTTTTTCTTAGTAGTAGTTTTCTTTACCTCTTTCTTTTCTTCTACCTTTTCTATCACTTCTACTTTTTTGCATTCTTGTAAATGTATTTCCCACACCTTTTCAGATGTAATTTCAATTCCACAGTTTTCACAAATCATGTTATCACCTCAATAATAAAGGGCATCCCATAAAGAGATACCCTTATATATTTTATTAATTATCCTAACATTCTAACCGCTAAATCTGGGTCTAGAGTCTTAACGCCATACAGTATATCAAATGAAATTGTATTAACCTTAGATGACATATTATATCCCATAGTAACTCTTATAGATAAACCATTGTAATTAGCAACATAACCTTCTGCTCCACCCATTGGTAAAGCTTGTGGTCTATTTACTAATGCAAAAGCGTTTCTGTGGAAACCTAAGTTTGCAACATGAGAACCTGTAACAGTTATTTTCTTAGTTGTTATATCTTCCTTCAATGCAGGATAAACATTAAATGTACCTGCACCAGTTGCATCCATTTCCGCATCAGAAGTTACAACATAAGTACCTGTTACATCTGCAAATTTAACGATGTCACCTTTCTTAACAGTTCCTTTATTTCCACCACTTGCAACAGTAACTTTAGTTCCATCGGTTGAAACATCTACTGTACCAGTTGCACCTGCATCTAAAGTACCTTTAGTATGAGTATAAACATTTTGGTCAAGATAAGAATCTAAACCTAATACTCTACCAATATTTGCATCTCTTAATGCTTGTGTACTACCAGATTTATCTGCACCTGCAATAGCATCTAATACAACTAAACTAGCTTGTGCTTCTGGGTCTAAAACTAATCTTCTATTACCAAAAGGTACTTTATTGTTATTTAATACTTTTCCTGCATTTGCAATATCTGCTAAAGCTTTTGGAGTTTGTCCTGCAGTTCCTGATGCATGAGGAATATCTTTGTATAAAGATAGTAAATCTGCATCTATCTTTTGTGCTAGAGCTTGCATAGCACCATCGATAACTTGTGATCCAAAATCTTGTACATTTAGACCTAATTGTTTTGAAGTTACCTCAACAGTAACATCTGCTATTTTATCAAGTTTAACTGGAACTGCACCCTCGTTTATTCCTTGTGTTTCTGTTGCATTAGTAAAATCTTTAGCAACAAATGTAGCAGGTTTTCTAACATTTACTGTATCACCTTTGTTAGAAAATTCATCACTAAAATCAGTATAAACTAAACCACCCATTACTAAATTATTTTGCAATCTCATTAAAGATTCTTTTGCTATCTCGTTTACTGTTAAAAATGTATTACTCATAATTAATCACCTTTACCTTTCAAAATTTTTATTATTTATTTTGTTTTTGCCAATGTTTGGCGTATTCTTCCATAGACATATTACTTATATCTATCTTTTCTACATCTCCACCAGTTGGTGGAACATAAGGATTTGTTTTTAATCTTTCTTGAACTACTTTCTCAACTGCTTTATTCATAACTTCAATTAATTTATCAGAATTTGATTTTATTTCATCTTCATCCGAACCTGTAACAAAGTCTAAAAGTTCTATGTTATAGTTCTTTTCTTTGAAGTAATCTAGTTTAGAAAGTTTTAGTTCATATTGCTTTAAAGTATTTTCACGCTCTGCTAATTCCTTTTCTTTCTCTGTTTGAAGTTCTTCTACTGTCATATTAGCTTTACGCTTCTCTTCTTCTAATTTAGCTTGATATTCTTTCTCTTTCTTTGATAATGCAGATGACACTCTTTTATCCGCATGACTTTCCATGTACTTAATAAACTCTGGATTTTCTAGGATTGCCTTGATATCATATTCAAGGGCTTGTCCTTCTTTATTTTCAGTTGTTTCTGTTTGCTCTTGAGTTTCCTCTATTTGAGTTTCCTCAACATTTACATTATTCTTATCCATTTTACATTCTCCTTTTTTGAGTTTTATATTTGCATCCTTTTCAGTCTGCTATGTTATAACCCTCATATTATTATTTTTTTATATAGAAAAAGACACCACAATTTAAACCGCAAAAGTGATGCCTCAATCAGCTAATATTATTTTCTTTCTGCCAACTTTTGTAATCTGTGTAGGGTATATTCGTTTTAGTGATATTATCTCTTCTGGTTCGTGGACTCCATCCTTCCACAACAGGAATAATTACACTTCTACAATTTGGATGTTGCGGAGGCTTTGGGTAATTTGTATTTATATCAAATATTTCTCCATCTAAATCCTGACATATTTGAGATGTCAAATTATCTAGAGTTGCATTATACATAACTTTATTTATCACCCCACTATCCCTATATATATTATCCTGTGCCTCAGTTACAACTCTAGCAAGTTCAGTATTAATTAATCTTTTTGATTGATAAGCACTAGATCCAAATATTTTAGTTATCTCTTTACTCATCTTATCAACTGAATAACCCTCTGTAATCCCCTTGCCTATAGTGTCATATAATTTATTAACTAGCCACGCTTTATTATTCCAAATCCTGTCACTAAAAACTTGACCTTCAAAATTAGCATTAATTACACTTTCAATAAATTCTTTTCTCAATAACTTATAATTAATATTGATAGATAATCCTTTATCAAGTATATTAGCTGTCTTATAATAACTATTTATATAACTAGAAAATAAAATAGAACTGACTATCTCCACTTCAAAAAGCGTTAGCTTTCTATGTGTTTCTTTCAGTTCAACTTCAAACTTCCTTTTAGTATTAAATTTTTCTACATCTGTCATATGTAAATCTTCGCCATATTCCATATATAATGAACCTATATCTTTTCTTAAACTTTCTAAATATTTCTTTTGTTCTAGTAATATTTTTCTCAATTCTTTGTTAGAAGTTTTCTCAAGTTCAACTCTAAGCTTTAATATCTCTTTATCTAATTCATTAAGTTTATAGTTCACAAAACCACCTACTCTTCCAGACTATCTAAATTCACGCTGTTAATAAACTTATCTAAATCTATTGTTTCGGATTCTTGTTCAGCCCTTCTCTTTGCTAATTCTAACTGAGGATTCTCTACAAAACTTAATAAACCTAATAAAGTTTCATCAGATGCAAGACCTCTCAACTTACTTATACTATCTGCGGTCGAGTTTAAATCTGAAGGTATATTCATAGTCAATTTTAATTTTATAGTTCTATAATCATAATCCTTACCTTCTTTTACTTTTAAGTATGAAAAGAAGTTCCTTAATCTCTTTTTAATAACTTGTTCCAACATGGACTGCATCAAGAGGCATTTATTCTCCAGTGCTATAAGCCTACTTCTAAGAGCAGTACCACTTAAATTAGATTGCATCTTTTCATTAGTATCTATATGAGATGCTAACTTATAAATTTTATCCTCTAAAGTTACAAGTGCATTCATAATAAATGAATCTTCTAAATTTTTAATCAAATAATCCACGTTCACCTTATCTGGGAATTGTATTGCACCCACTCTTTTCATATCTGCTAATTCCTTCTCTTCTAGTAATTCTCCCCCAGTTATCTTGAGCAGTGCATTTCTAAAGTCGCTTATCTCATTTACATAATCTGATAAAACAGTATTAAAAGCATCCATTTCAGATTTAATATCATCTAACATACTTTTTCTTTCTGTATTAGCTCCACAAATCATGATAGGTGGCTTATCAAATATATGTGTATCTCTTCCAACTAACTTAATGTTCTCATCGTCAATGATTTCATAGTGTTCAATTAAATTATTATAATAAACATCCATCATTTCATTTTCTACAAATATATGTTTCTTATATGTATGTATAGCCAATTCTACTTCCTTTTCTGCATTTCCACTTTCCAATACAAACATTTGTAAGGGATTATATACTGTAGCTTTAAAGTCTCCATCACTATTTATGTATTGAACCTCATAGCTTTCACCAAAAATATTTGCTTGCTTTAACAATTCTTGATCGTGGACTTTAGACCAGTGACTAAAATTTAAATCTATAGTCTGTATTAGCTCATTATCTGCTAATGTTGATATATAGGATATTGGATTACCCACCGAATATGCTATCTCATCATGAATGAACTTTTTAAAATAATTCACTACCACTTTTTGATTACTTCTACTTTCATTCATTGCATAGTTTTTATAAATATCAAATTTCCCATTATAATAATTGTAATTAACCTTATATTTAATTTGATTCTTTCTTAATTCGCCTAAACATTTTAATATCAATTCCTTATCTACTTTCAAATTATCCACTCCTAAAATCTCACATTGAGAAATTGTATTTTACCTGGTTTACTCTTAACTTTCACAACTTGATTAGAAAATTCTGCTAAAGCGTCTACAAAGTCATCTTTATGTGAAGTTGCTTGACCGCTAAATTCCATCACTTCATGCAATGCTTCCTTCATAACTCTTTCATTACAAAAAATAATTCTACCATTGTTGACCTCATCAACTATAGTAGAAATTCTATCATCTTTATTCTTATTTTCATGCTTATTCACTATCTCAATATCCCTATTTACAAGTCCAGTATCCTTTGCAATCTCTTGCTTAATTCTATCTACATCAAGCCCCATATAAGAGTTTTTCTCAACGTGTAATTCCTGGATGTCTTCAAATTCCCTTAACAAGTCCAGTACATGATTAATATATTCATTAAATTCATCAAACTTTAATATTTCACCTTTACGAACATATTTAAAATTATTGTCAGCTAAACTCCCTACAACAAATGCAAAGTTATCTGCACGTGATTTATTTACATTCTTAATTCCCGCAGGGTCAACACACAATATAGTATTAGTGAATATATTACTTTCTATCTCTTCTATAGATTGTACCCTATTAGACTTGAACCATCTTTCACCAATATTCTCTGTATCACACATCATCTCTTGCATGAAACTTGCCCTATTATTAAAGTAGTCCATTACAAGATTATGGCATTGATATTTATCATTCCAAATTGTATCAAATTCCATTTTATCGACATTATCATAATAATATTTAATAGCCTCATCTTTAGAATCCTCTAACTTATCATTGAATAAAATATCCTTGAATGTTTGCCAATATTTATTATTATCTATATAATCATCTATATCAAAATCTACAACTGAACGGTGAAATACTTTAAAGTTAATATCTCGCCTTATAGTATTTATAAAATCATCTGGTGAGAGTGGAGTTCCTAAAATTATAAACTTAGTAGCCATTCTAATCTTTTTACCATTACGATAAACTGCTTCGTCCCCACCCTTTTCAATCTCATTATAATATTTATCTATTACCTTTTCTTTAGCACCTTCAGTAATAATATCTTCACGTGAAATAATATCATCTAAAATATATAAACTTGGTCTATATCTTCCCGTTGCACTAGCATAATAAGTACCCCTAACAGATGTACCACTAGAGAACGCTTGTATTTTTGTATCGTTCTCTAGTTCAATTTCTTCTTTATTTACTGTTCGCTTTCTATTATTAATTAGTTTTCCAAATGTTTCTTCTATGTATTTATTTTGCAAAGCCATCTTAGTATCTTCAATAAAGTTGAAAGCATCTTTTTCACGTTTACCCATTATCACTGTATATTTAGAAATACTATAGCAATGTGACCAAACAGTTAATGCCATGTCTATTGTAGTAGTTTTACTAGCACCACGTGGCAATATAAATATTTCCTTATCGTGAGTATCAGATATAAACATATCTTCAAGCTCATCCCAAATTTCATAATGCATATTGTCCAACTCTCTAGCTGTATTATTTTCTTTCACTCTAAAGGTATCTTGTAAATAATATAAGCAAAAGAACGGAATACTACGCTTACCTACCGCCATTGCCAATCCACCACTACCCCATAAATTATTCTTATGTTGTAACAGTAATTGTTCAGCCTTTTTACTGTCGTATAATTTACTTAAATATTTATATAGTAGCTGTATATCTTCTTGTGTTGTTTCTACTGCCATTTTATCACCTGCCTTGTTTTTGAGGTCACTCAAAGTTACCTCGGATATTAAATACCTCTTACACACAATCTGTGTATCATCTATGATAATATCTGCTAAGATGTATATAGACATAAAAAAAGAACCTAATCAATAGATTCTTGGTTTGTTGATGTTGTTTAGTTGGTACATTCTGCTCATTAAAATTTATAAATTGTATCTACAGAACAACTGTCTTTATTTATAGATATTAATTCTATCTCTCCCCCAATAAAAGCTCTATTATCTATGTCTTCCATATCGTCTGCTCTCTTTTGCTCTTTCATTATCTCAATAAAAGGATGGTGTATCCGATTGAAATTACTCCCACTAACTATTATTTCTGCAATATCTGGTGCTTTAATAACAAAACTATCTTCAATACCAGGTCTAGCTGTGATTCCATATTCAAGTGCCTCTGATATAAATCCATTACTTTTTCTATAAGCAAAACCCATAAATTCATCTGTTCTATTGTTGTATCCAAATTGATAAATAGTTGCTCCTAATTCATTTGGATATAATTTATCAAATTCTAATAACTTTTTAGTTGCAAGTCTATCTAATGTTAAAATATCTTTATTGATTTGTTTGTATAGAATGAACTCATACCAATCTTTTTTTAAGCCTGCTATTCCAACTCCACATATAATTACCCTTTCTTCTTTAAAATAATAAAATTTGGTGTGGTGTATGAATTGTTGTTTATTAGGATAATGCCCTAAAGTGTCCATCGCCACCATTACATCATTTCTACTATAATTGAAAATTAAAGCTGTCATAACATCCACCCTTTCATCTAATATATTTACCTACATATACTATATTAGACAAAAGTTGATAAAGTCCTTCTTTTATTGTAAAATAAAGATTTATTTAGATATAAATTGAAATTCAGATGTAGCACCTTTTAAAAGTGAAACTCTACTATCTTCATTTATATAGATAACTTCTAGCCCTTCAATTTCTCCACCACTGAAAAACACTGACATTGATATACAGTTATATACTTTATTGTTATGTATTACTTTATAATTAGTCATATCCATATTCATTAACCCTCCTAAAAACTATTAAAGTTACAGTTTAATTTCTTGTAGAAATCCTTTTTTATTTGCTCGTTAATTTCCTCTATGCTAGTTTCTATAGTTCCATACTCTCCCATATTAATTGTAATTGGTGTATGCTCTCTAGCTATTGGCATGGATAAAGATTCTCCAGCCCTTACACATGATTCCATACTTGAACTTTGTGGTAATTCTAATATTCCACAAGCTACCATTCTTTTATTGTCGCAATTATCTTTGTATGAACATTTTTCACATTTACTATGTAGTTTACTTATTGTCATATTAAACCTCCTAAAATATTATAAAAAATTATTAGCAATTTAAAAGGGATTAGAAAATTGGTAGAAAATTTGTAGAGGTTGCTACAGGGATATATACAATCCCCACATTAGAACCGCACCCCTACTCACACAATAAAAAAGACGGTGGTTTCAATCCCACCATCTCATTATAGGTTGACGCTATTGTAGGCATCCTGTATGACTTCCTTTGTAATTCCAATGTATTTTAATGTCATTGCTTGAGTTGAATGATTAAATATCTTTTGCAATGTTTCTAATCTAATACCATTATTATATCTATGATAACCAAACGACTTCCTCAAGCTGTGAGTTCCATAGTTACCTTCAATCTTTAGCTCTCTAACTACATCATTAATTATCTTGTGTAAACTTCTAACTTGCAAATGACTATTTCCCTTCCTACTACTGAAGATATAATCATCCATACCTACATTAACAAGGGTACTTTTAAAGTCCTGTAGGGCTTTCTGTGTAGCCTGATTAAGTTCTAGTGGCTTACCTTTGCTTGTTTTTTCCTCTGTGATATAGGTGGACTCTTTAATCTTGCCACGGTCATCTAACACATCAGACCATTTAAGAGATAATAGGTCTCCTGCTCTCAACCCTATATTAATACCTACTACAAATATAGTATAATCCCTTTTATTATCCTTGCCTTGTAAATATTGCTTAATCTTATTTATGTCCTTAACACTTTTAAAAGGTTCAACTTCTCGTGGTTTATTAGCCATCTTTACCCCTCCTATAAATACTACTTATTATAACTAATTATAACATTAAGTATTATTCAAGTCAAGGTTTTAATATAGTTTCATTCACCAACTCAAGTCAACCCTAGTAACATCAACAGTTACAAGCCTTTTGTCCAATGCTACTAAATACAATTAAGTATCATTCAAAGGTTCGTATAATCTTATATTATATGTACCTTATACTGATTAAAATGGTTATTTTAACAATTATTTAGCTTTCTTTATATCTATTACATTATCTACTTCATCTATTGCCGTTAATATATCTGTATCGGATACGTTTGTATCGGCTCTGTCATCTGTCATTTCTAGTCGGCTTGTGGTCTTTCCTAATGACCTATCTATTATGTAGGAAAGTGCTACTTGCTTGGTTCTATTGTCCGTTTTATCACTTGTAGCCAATTCCCAATATAAATCTATTGCCTTATTCAACTTAGCATCAAACTCTTTCTGTGCCATGGTTTTAAGTTGTTGTAAACGGGTGTTCCATTCAGTAGTAAACTCATCGTCATTCATCCAATTATATATAGTTTGCCTACTTACACCCACCAACTCACCAATCCTTGTAACCGTGTGCTCTCCACTGATTAAAAGTTCGATTGCTTTTATTTTTTGACTATCTATCATTTAAATTCACCACCTTATTTGCTCTTTACACTTTAACAATTACTGTAGCCAATTCACTACACATTCCCAACAAAAAAGAGCCACAATCGGCTCAATTAATCTAATTTTTTACATTACTGTTTTCTAAAACAATACTCATGCAGATACCATCTTCTTTAGTATCTTCAAATATTTTTTCTTTTATCTTAAAATATTTACCCTCAGACCCTATCTTATTTGACATATTCAAAGCTATCAGCTCTATATCAGTTAATTCAAAGTCCTTCGTTTCCCTGTCAAACTCAGAAGGATAAATTAATATTACCTTAATTTTACTCATCATAAATTCCCCCTTATTATCTAATTACGATAATTATATCACAACTAAATATATAAAGGTAGGATGGGCTTAAAATTACACCTAACCTCTAACCATTTCCCTAACATAAATCAATAAATCCTCTACTCTCATCCCTCTTATATCATCAATTTCAAAATAATCCTCAACACTGCTTACTATATCCCTTAACTTTGCATAGTCATCTTTTTTAATTACATGCTTATCAAAATCAAATTGCTTTATAGTAGGCTTCATACTAACTTTATTTAATATATCATCTGTATTTATATTCATCTTTCTATCTTCCCCTTCTTCCAATTTAAGTAATTTTCCCTACTCAGCTTTAAATTCACACCCTTACTTTCTGCATCAGAATAATATCTTAAATAATAAATCCCACCTTCAACAAATAACAGCTCATACATCATTAAATAACACCTAATTCCTTACCAATCCAATTTTTATTATCTGCCCTTATCTTCTTATTATTTGCAATTGCTTCATCTAGCAACAACCTAATTTCGTGATTCCCTTTTCGCATTTCTAGACCAATTTCTCTTATCTCTAAATTCAATTTCCTCATTTCTAATATATCTTCCTGAATTTGTTGAGTAATAGATTTAATTTCTGCTACATCATCATCAATTTTCATTAGCCTTAAATTGCTCTCCGCAATGTTCTTACTATTATCTTTTACACCTCTACATATTTCTTCCAGCTTAACACTATTAAATAATCCTGTCTTGTCCTGCATAACCGATCCCTCCAATTTTCTTAGTCCACAATTTTAACTAATATTTCTATTAGCTTATCTATTTTGCTATGTAATGTTTTTATTTCCTTTTCATTATCTTCTCTAACGTTAAGAATAACAACCTCTGCTACATCTTTTATCTGCTCTAATAATTCGTTATTGCTCATATGTTCACCTCACAAATAACAGTCGGATAACTTTCAATATCAATGTCCAGTTCCCTTTTCAATTCCTTATTCAACCTTATCCTCTGTAATTTAACACTGCTTAATAACTTTACATTTCTTACTGTTCTAGTTGCTTCTGCTTTGTTTATTCCTTCTACGACTACATCCTTCTCTACTATGTATTTATTAGCCTTAACTTCTTTAATTAAGTAATTTAATACTAACCTTTCCTTATCAGTTAATTCAATCTCTTCAGTTCTAGTTGCAATTTCTTCTACATTACTATAATTTGTATCATCAATCCTACCCTGTTTCCATCTTAGAAATTTTCTTTTTGATATAGACTTCTTTTTGCCCTTATAATCATAGCTATTTCTATAATGCAACACACGATAATAATTTTCACTTTCTGCAACTATAGTAAAACGCAACTTATCACCTCGCTAGCTATTTTTTTTCTTAGCTTGATATATCATATTTCTAACTTTTTGTATATTGTTGTAGTATTCTTGTATGAAGTTATTTTCCTTATAGTCTCGAATTGATTGATGTAGTTCCTTACTATTCTTAAACACAAAATCTACAAATTCCCTATCACCATTTTTATATATTTCCGTCTCTATAATCTCAAGTCCATCCGACAATAGATAAGCAATAATCGGAACGTGACTTACTTTCCATGTCTCTTTTTTATTTCGCAATGTTTAAGCCTCCTAAAATCTCAAACAACACCTCATCGTACATATCACATACAATCTCATATTTGTGTAGAAGATAATCAATATTTTTCTCTATTTCATCTAATTCAGCTCTCAAAATTACAGTGCTTTCTTCTAATTCCCTTGCAATTATAATATCTATTTCAGTACAAATCTGATCCACATACAATTCCATTAAACTTTCATCAATTTCACACAACGTATCGTCTAAGTGATTAAATCTCACACTCACATCAAAATCTGCATCCCTTACCAATTCCTCAAATGTTTTTTCTCTCATCTACACAACCCCCATCATTTTGTTAAATTCTCTTTCAAACTTGCTACCTTCTAACATACTCAAATCTGCATATTTTTCATTTAACGCTATATCTCTAACATCCAGACTAGCCCAATTTTCTATAATCTTATAATTACTTTCTAAGAATTTATCTAATTCCTTTTTATATTCCTTCACAATCATAATTACCATAACTTTTTCTGTATAGCTCATCCTGTCAAAATTTCCACCGCTTTTTTCTACTATACTATTAAATACATCTATATAGCCGTTCAGTTGCTCGCTAAACATTACTACACCCCTTTCAGCTTATTTAATTGTTGCTCAAGCTCTTTTATCTTTTCCTGCTTTTCTATTTCTTCTACATCAACACCTGAATTTTCTAACAATTTAATTATTACATTCTGCTTATTTTCTATGTACTGTAAACTTCTCTCTATACGTCTAGTTGTATTATTTACAAGTCTATAAACTGCGTCAATTTGTGCGTGAAGTTTTAGATTGCTAACATTTTCTTCTGCAACATCAGCCTTCTCAACTTTGCTATCTACTATATTCTTCAATTTATCTAGTTCTGTGAAATCATACATATTATCTCTCCTATTTATTATATTTTGTAATGTTCCTTTTATATTTTTAAACACACAAATATAAGGGCTACATGGCAATGTAACCCCTAATTCATGTGAAAAGGAATGATAATTTTATACTGCAATATACAATATAAAATATCGTGCACAATCTTATTATTTTTCCGAGAATGTGCATGGCAGAGTTAAAATCTCTGATGCGGATACCCGTTTCTTGCTTTTTACGGCGGAGGAGGCAGGATTCCAACCTGCATACGAGTTTAGCTTTATAATGATAAACAAATATATAAAGACATTTCTGTCCATATACCTAATTAAATTGAACAAGACAATAATATTTCTATTCTCTCGTCATTTTTGGGGGTGCTAACCCCCATATACCTTACCTATCCTTTCTAATTAACCTTAACGTGCCTTTCTCACCGACACATTGCCTTACTCTACACAATACTTAACCATCTCGTTTTCCCAATTTTATTGATATGGCTCTCACTAATGCCAAATTTATCTGCTATGTCTTTGTACTTAACACCTTTTTTCTTCAACTTAATAATTTCTTTAGCATCTTCTTTTGTTAGCCGATTATTTGGATTGCCTTCGCCTGAATTAATTTCGGATAACCTTTCTCGAATTCTTTTTCTTTCCTCTTTACTTCTTATGTGCTTTTTATCGCTAACAACATCATTATAATTTAATATAGTTTTTCTAAAATATTGCATACAAAATCTTTCGTAATCATATAAATTCTTTTCATCACCTTTATTAAATCCTTGCATTAATATCGTAAAGGTGAAGGCATCTTCCCCATGTTCGTTGTATAATTCTTGTAGTTCATTATTATTATGTTTATTTCCTCTTAAATTTGCCAGATGATTAGACTTTCTTTTAAACATATCAAGGCTAGACCCCACATATTTAATTTTTCCATTTACTGCTATTCCATACACTCCCATTGAATGTGGTACTATACCCTTTTCCTTATCTTCCGCAAATTCTAAATATCCTCTTAAATTTTCCATACTCGTCATCTCCCATTTTTTATTATTATTTTGCACAATAAAAGAGACTAACCAAATTTGGTGTTTATGTTAATCTAAAAGTAGGCCACCATTTCAGTTGAAAACTGGTCCACCTTTAAAATATAATACCCCTATGAATAACTTTTTAGGGGGAGATGGAAGGTGATAAGACTGGACCAAAAAGCA